CGCAAACCGCGCCTCCTGCCGCCCCATCATGCGTCCGTAGACCTCCGTGTTGCCGATCAGCACGATGCCGATGCCCTCCTGCCCGGTGATGGTGTTGGGGTCGGCAAGCGTCCTGATCTCCTCTAGTGCCGAGAGCTTGAGGTGCTGGGCCTCATCGATAATGATGACCTTGTTGCTGCCATCGAGCTTGGCCCGGATGTTGGTCAGCAGGTCGAGCTTGCTGCGCGTCTCAGGGATACGCAGCGCCCGCGCGAGCAGCTTGAGGATGTTGCCGAGCGTCCCTGTGCTGGGGGTCGCCTGTATGTAGATGCTCTGCGTCGGGTTATCCCGTACAAACTTTTGCGCGGCCTTGGTCTTGCCGATCCCCGCGTCTCCGTGAGCGATCATGATGCCGCGCTCCAGCTGGCAATACTTGATCATCTTGTATACGTCCTCAGAGATTGACGTCGGGATATAGTCCTGCGTGGCGACCATGGGCAGCGCCGTCTCGCGGGCCTGCTCATGCTCCACCGCCGTGCGCAGATACTCCTCCAGCGCCTGCTCTACGCCCGCGATGTCCCCGGTGTACTGCCCGCGCAGCCATTGGCTGATAATCGCCTTATTGATCCCGGTCACCTGCGCAAGCTTGGCCTGGCTCATCCCATGCTCCCGTAAGTACTGCTGTACGCGGGCCTGTAGCTCCGCGTTATGGGCCTTACTCATCCTGATCGTCCTCCTTAATATCTTCGTCGTCTACTGATATATTGATCGTGGCGTCGATCCGACGCCGGAGTGCCTTGCAATATTGCGCCTGCAGCCGGTGTAGCTCCATCACGTCGTGCGCTGGGTCGTCCGCGCAGGCGTTGAGCCTGTCCCGCAGCCGGGTAAGATCAGAGTCCATAGTCGTCCTCCTCTCCACCGCGCCGCCGATCACGCTGCTCCGCGTTGCGCACCATCCGGCCCAGGTCGTCCGCACCCACCGCTTTGAGCAGCGGCTCCGTGTTGTCTGCCGCCCGCTGAACGTCCAGTATCTTGGGCTCAGCGTCCGGGATGATCTGTGCCTCACGGTTACGACGGGCTTGCTCAATGAGTAGCTGCCGCGCGGTATCCTTACCAATCGCGGAGATCGTGCTAAGCCGCTGATGCTCCTTTTCCACGCGCTCTGCCTGCCTGATCTGGCGGATCGCATCCTTGACCTCATCCTTGCTGGCACCGTACCGCAGCACTGCTGTATCGTTGGCGTAGGCGGTCATCAGGTAGCGGTCTTGTAGGTCATATATCCTCACGGAGCTTAGATCGTCGGGATCATAGCGGTAATATACCTGCTGGCCCTGTAGGTTGTGCCGGAGCTCCTCGGTGCCGTAGTAGATGCGCTCGCCGGAGACCTCGTGATATACGCCGAGCCTGCCGACCTGCTGCGGGCGACTCGACCGCATGAGCATCAGCGCCAGCTCGTCCGCCGAGGCCACCCGCTTGCGCTGCAGGTGCTCGTTGTATACCTGCAGCCGGGGCTTGCCCCGGTCGGCTACTACCGCGCCGCCGTATGCCTCACGGTTGATGTAATCATCAAGCAGCTCCTCGACCGCCTGCGCAAACTCTGCATCCGTTGGGACGGCCTTGCCGTCCTTGATGATCTGTTTAAGGCACTCTGGCTTTTCCACCACCGTCCCACCTGTATAGGTGGGGAATAACCGGCTGATATGATCCTTGATATCCCTAAACCGCCGCTCAATGATCTTGGCCTTGGCGTTGCGGACGATCGCGTTGGTCATCTTGATGCCGAGCCGTTCAAATACAGGCGGCGGCGCGTATATCTCCTTGCCATCCTTCGTTTTTTTGGCCCGGTGGCCAAGGCCTCCGATGTCGTGGGTCAAAAACTCGCGGCCATTATCCACATAGATGTTATCCGGGATGCCGTATTGCAGGATACCCTTGCGCAGGGCGATCAGCGTCGCCTGTGAGCTGGGATTATCCGTAATGTGACAACCCGTAAAGATGCCGCTCCTTGCATCAAAAAATGCGGTCAGATGTGGGCGGTGCAGTGTCCCATCGGCGCGCCGGGTAATCACATCAAACGTGTGGTTATCTGCGATCCACCACTCGTTGCTCGCCATATCGTCGTATACACGGCGGATATATGGGGCGCAGCGGTCTCTGTATGCCTTTTGGCCCTCACGGCCCAGCACCTTGACCGGCATCGGCACGTCACTCCTGATGTGCCGGGTGAACGTCTCATAGCTTGGGATGGTATCGTATAGCTCCGGCAGCTCCTGGCCGATCCAGAGCTTGGTGTACTCATAGCAGCGCCGGATCGGGTGCTGCGCCTCGTCGAGGTAAAACGACAAAAACGCCTGCCAGACGGTCTCGTCAATACTGCTCCGGCCCTTGCGCCACTTGCCGCGCTTATCGATCAGGCCGTCAAGGTCATCCTCCCGGACGGCCCTCCACTTGCGGTAGAGGATATCCGTGGAGAGCTCTTCGCCGGGGTGCTGCAGGTTGTATAGCAGGATATATTGCTCATCCACCTGCGTCTTGTTGGCTCCCGGCTGGCTGCGGTACTCTTGCCACTCGGTCACCACCCGCCGCCAGTGCGCGATCTCATCGCGCTCCGCCTCGCTGTATGTATCCAGCGGCTTTGCCTCGGCCTTGGGGGCCGGGGGCGGTGCTGTGGGCCGGTGCTGCTTGAGGTACTTATCCTGCAGCGGCGCGTCGAGCGAGCTGAGCGGAATCAGGTACTTGGGCCGGTTGTTGGCGTTGAGCGTCCGATCCGCTTTGATCTTATCCTCCTTGATGAGCCGCTTAATGTACTGTGGGCTGCAATGCCGGATTGCCGCGAGCTCATCCACCGTCAGCATTGTCTCCATTGATATATCTCACCTGCCTTTGACCTGCCATCATCAGGCGCTGGGCGGTCATTCCCTGCGCGACGGCCAGCTATGGCCGTTTCGGCTGTTTTGTGGTATAATAATTAATTTATGAGAGGTGTTTTTTATGGACGAAATGCTTGTGCCACTATTTGCGCCTAACAAGATTTGCTCAGAGACAAGCCGCGCTTTGGCCGATCCGCTGCGTCAATACATCCAAGATAATGACTTCGTTGCTATGCTAAGGCTGATTTTTTCCGCTAAGCTTTTCCATCCAATTGTAGATACATATCGATACACCCGCACCTATGAGCAAGGGCTAGCAACAGCGGAGTATTTGATGGATACCTTGGCGGAACATGTCCTGGAAATTACGGCGGCGGAGTGGCATAATTGGATGGCACATTTCCTGTTCTTGCAGCTCCAGATGCTTGATTATCTTAATCAATGGGAGCATTATGTCGCCTGTTACGATCAGTTCAAGCAAGCGATTAGATCTGGTCAGATTGACGCGCAATATGACTATCTGCTCTTTGCTTACCGTTATGAGATCATCAAGCGGAAACTGCAAAAAAAGAAAGATGGGAAAAAGCTCGGCAACCTTTTGCGTCACCAGCAGGGGCAGTTAAGTCAAGAGGAGATAGACTATCGCTTCCAGCGTGTTATGGAATTACTGACTCATGCAGCTTCCACACAGAGTGGCTCCCTCTGGTTTTAACGCTTTCTTCGGCCAGCTATGGCCGGTTTGGCCGTTGGGACTCTAAGTTGTACACTGCCTTAATCGCTGCCTTGATATCATCAGCTGTAACCGCATAGTACAGATGCTCGGCGGCCTCGACAGCCGATTGATGAGTCAACTCCTGCATCCGATCAAGCTTCGCATGGGCGGCATATAACTGTTCAGCGTCAAAAGCGCGTTCGCAAAAGCTTAGCTGTGCCATCTGCAAAGATGCAAAATATGTTCCGCTATGTACGCCTTTCTTATCGTAGTCAACAGCCCAGACCACATAAGGCTCAGGCGCGCTGGGGCTCTGGTTTTTGGCGATCACATACTGATTGTTGTAATTCCCGATCAGATCAAACCCTTCGGGGATTTTGATGTTCAAATCCATTTTATTGACCATCCTTTCTCACGGCCTGTCTCATCAGTTGCGGGAGGCCGTCTCCGCAAGACCGCCCGCCCGGGCGGTTTCGACTTACAGCAGACCCAGCGCCTGCAGGATGCCAAAAAATCTATTTCTGCCTACTTTAATATCCCGCTTTTTAAAAATCTAAAATCAGATTTTTTTGATATGTTTACAAAATGTTTACAAGTTACCGCTTTTTACCTTATCTTCTCCTGACAAAATGGCGGTTATAATACCGTTTTACAGCCGGAATGGTAATCATGTTACAGCAGGCCCAGCGCCTGCATGGCTCCTAACACTGCGATCAGCATGACGGCCAGCGGCACGCCGAAGATGATGCCTTTCATCCCTTTATTCCTCCATTCCCGCGTCAGGCCATACCATTAATTGTGCATATCTGCAAACCGATGACGTTGATATGGGCACGCCTTGACTTGCAAGATACTGTGCAATATCGGAGTATGTATACCTGCCTTCGCAGAGCATGCTCTCCACTTCGCGCCGTAGGTTGGGATCCAGTCTGGATATAATGCTGACCGGCCTTTTCCATCGGCGTTGTTTTGGCTTCTCAGGCTCTGGCTGCGGCGTAGGCTGCGCAGACTGTATCGCCGTAATCATAACCGGGAGCATCTGTTTCATGACCTCCGCCACGGTTTCCGCGACCGTCTGCCGGATGATCTCGGTAATGTCCGGCATGTAGGAGCCTTGCCGTCGGATCGTCGGGAGCACCTCGTCAAAGACCCAGCGCTCAAACTCCTCGGCTTTGGGGAGCCTGCTGTGCGTGATGAGGCGGTAGAGGTCGCCCTCCGGGATGATCTTGATTTCTTGTTCTCCTCCAGTAGTAAGGACTCGGTGTTTTACCGACCCCTTACAATGTGATGCAATTGCATCTGCCGGACGCTTATACCCTAGCATCTTGGCACATGCTGTGGCCGGGAAATACGGCTTTCCGTCGATTTCTATCAGCCCCATTTCTCCAAAATCCTGATGCCTGAAAATCTGTAACTCCTGCATTGTCAATGTTCCTTTCTGGCCTGTCTCGTCAGTTGCGGGAGGCCGTTTCCGCAAGACCGCCCGCTCGGCGGTTTCGACTGGTGAGGTGGGTCGTGTTTTACGACCCACCCTCTAAAAAGATGTCCGACACTTTGCAACGCAATGCTTTGGCAATAGCTTCAGCACGCAAATGATGGATGTTCTTGGTTTTACCGTTTTCTATACGGTTTATGGCACATCCGCTTAACCCAGCTTTTAGGGATAATTGGTGCTGCGACAAGCCTGTCAAGGTTCTCCTCCTAATTATTTCGTCTACATTGGGTAACACAAACACATTTACACCTCCTAATATGCGCAAATGCACAATCCATGGTATTAGTATAGCTTGTGATTACGCACAAGTCAATAGCTTTTTTATATTTGTTTTTGCATTTGCACAAGAAAAATGATATAATAACCCCAAAAATAGGGGAGGCTCGTTATGGCCAAAAAAAATACATTGGCATGGCGTATTAAGGATTTACGCAAACATAAGGGCTTAACGCAAAAACAACTCGCATCAGAGTTGGGCATAAGCTATAATTCAGTTATAGATTACGAAAACGGCCGCCGTGAGCCAAATGCTAAAGCGTTAGTTCGGCTTGAGCAATTTTTTGGAGTGAGCGGCGAATACTTGCGCGGAGAAATTGACAAAGAAAACTTTATGCGTCAAAGTGAAGAAATACAGTCCGGTCTAGATGTAGTCCTAAAACAATTGGATAGATTTATGTCAGCATATCGGATCGCATCGCAGGCCGATCAATTGCGCGCCACTGATCTGTTCCAAAGCTTGTTAACCCACATGATCAACAGTGCAGTTACCGACTCTTCCGATCCAGACTGGACAGCGGAGGAGATCGACCATTTAATCGGTGTTTTTCTGGCTCTTAACCGGGCCGGGCGTGACAAGCTCCTTGAGCGCGCCGACGAACTGCAGGAGATGCCGCGTTACCACAGGGAGTAATGCTATCCCTAGCCTATCGCGCCCGCTCGCATGCGTCCTGATTTTGTTGTAATATAACGTTATGTGTTATTTTGCTGCTTTTAGGGCATAATAATAAGGCCCGGATCATTACGATCCGAGCCTATTGAACAATGCCGGGTTATTCGGTTTCCTCAATAATATCCTCGATAATATCCTCGATGTGGCAGCCGAGGACGCGCGCTGCCTTGAGCAGTTGGTACACATCGCGGGGGAGCCGGACGCGTCCCTCCCAGCTTTCCAGCGTCCGCAAGGGGATACCTGTCGCGCGTGCAAACGCCGCCCGGCTGTAACCCTGCTCCTCCCGTATTCGCTGGAGCTTGATTTTATCCTCCATCAGTTGTGCCTCCTTCGGCCTCTGACAGCTGTGATCAGCGCCGCCGTTCCCGTTGCCGCCGCGCCGATGAGCGCCGCAGTGCGCCATGTGCCGGGCAGGGGACAGGCAGCGACCAGCAGCACCGCCGTCAGGCATACCGTTAATAATGTTGACTTGCGCATTGCAATCGGTATATAATAGGGTTGGGTCGGATGGAGACCCTTGCGAGCCTCCATCCTTTTGCCTACCGCCGCTTACGTTTCTTGCCGGGATAACGAGGGGCGGTTTTTTTCTGCCGCAAACTGATGATGCTGATCACGATTGCCAATGTACCGTTGACGCATGCCCAGATGCTGCAGATGGCTTCCAACCTGTTCACCGTTTCACCTCCTTTCATTGTCTTTATTATACCACACATATGTGTGGTAGTCAATGCTTTTTTGCAATCTTTTTGATGTTTCTTTCAATTTTTTTATTTGCATATACGGAAATTTAAATTGCCATTTCTGGTAACGTTTAATTTTCTCGTTTTTATATAATAAGTTCCGATTCAATGGCAACCGAAAAATGAGCGCAAAATGCCCGCAAACAACGTAGGTACTTAATAGCAACTGGTTGCCATTCAATTTCAATTTTAGTTGCCATTGATTTTAATTTAACCGTTGTTTAAACGCTGATTATTTGCCCCTCATCCGCGCCGCCGTAAACGCACCGTTTAAACGCTCCGCAGTCCCCGCAAGCCCTTATGTATCAACGCTTTGTGGTGTTTCTGGCCCAGCGACGTATAAACGTTTAAATTTCTTTTAAACGTATAATAACGCGCCGCGCGCCGTTTTTTGCTTATTTTCTATAATCGCATC